TGATAATCATAACGCCATTCTGTATTTCTAATTTCACTATCGATTAATTCTGCGATATGATCTTCTACTATGTTATCAATTATTTTAATCATTTGAATTTAACTTGACTCATAATCTCTGTCATACATGCAAGCATATTAATTTCTTGATCTGCTACGAATGCCGATTTATATTGATAGTCTGATAATATAACAACTGCATGAGGTATAGTATTATGATCAATAGTATCATATAGACTATCGTAGATAGTTCTAAAAACTCTACTAGGATCATTGTCTAAGTTATTAACAATCCATTTACGAACGTTTGTAAATTCTTTCTTTTTAAGGAATGTCGTTAACTCTTTAATATTTTCATGTCCGATATTTAAAAGAATACCTGCATCAACTTGACCTGACGCCGAATATCTTTGTAATTCATTTAGTACTCTTCGCCAATCAGGAAAAAATGAATTAATTAATTCTGCAACTGCCTTTGGTTCATATTTGATATTCTCTTTTGCAAGAATATCTTGAGTTCTTTTAAAAAATTCTTTTGCAAGTGTAATTCTCTCACCATTCTTAATTATGAAATCAATATTAGAACATCTTGATTGTAATGGTTCTATTAATCTGTTTTTGAAATTACATGTAAGGATAAAACCACAATTCTTATGAAATTCTTCCATAAATCCACGCAACGCAGGTTGAGTAGATTGTGGATTAAGATAATCTGCCTCATCTAGAATAATATACTTTCGTCCACCTTCTAGTGAAACAGTTGACGCAAAGTTTTTAATTTTAGTTCTTAATACATCTATACCTGACTCTTCTGATCCATTAATCATCATCCAAGTACTACCGATCTCTTCCACCATTGCTTTTGCAACAGTAGTTTTACCTGTACCTGCACTACCTGATAAAAGTATATTAGGGATATGTTTGTTTTTTACAAACTCAGAAAAAGTTTCTTTTAGTTTAGTAGGTAGAACACAATCTACAACTTTGCTTGGTCGATATTTCTCGACCCATAAAAAAGTGTCCATGACTTAAACCTCGTATTTTGACTCAGGCTCAAGTGCTATCCAATACTCCACATTATTAGTTTTTGATTTGAAATGACTAATATTTTTTGAAGAGATTGACACGTCATAAGTACCTGGTAATAATTTTAAATTTTCTACTTTAAAGAAAAACTGATATGACTTTGCATTATCTTTAGTAGATATATCAATAGAATAATCATTAGCAGTATCATTTTTTTTATCTGATACTGTCATTGATACCTTACTACCATTTTTCTCTAATACAAGATCAGGTGCCTGTATAACAGATGCGGCTCTTTTTAATTGATTAAGCATATCACTATTCAACTCAAAAGTTACATCTACCGATGGCATATTAATTAACTTACTAGGTGATGTTACAACACTAGGGTCTGAATAAAAGTATTTTAATTTAGTTCCTTTACTCTTCTCTTCTTTAATTGTCAGAAATTGATCGTTAAAATCAATATCAGGGTCTTTAAACAAACTTATACTAGATAAAAATTCGTTTAACTCATATATAGCAAATTGTTGTGGAAAAGATTCCTCAACATCTACTTTGGCAACAATGTTTTTCATTGCTGACATTGTTGTAATTGTACTACCCTCTTTAACCAATAAATTAGGATTTATTGTAGCAAAGTTTTTTAGTACATTTACAGTACTCTCATTTAGTTTCATTATTCACATTCTCCATTTTATTATTTGCTTAAAAAATTAATTGGCCAATTAGTTTTTTTAGCATCTTCACTTGACATTAACAGAATAACATAATGAATTGCCTTCAATAAGTCTTTTCTGTTTTTACCATCTTTTTTACCATATCTTGCTAAATACTTAATAGCATTGGCCTGGCAAAAATCTTTATCTATTCCAAGATGTCTCAACATATCTTGAACTTGAAAACCATCTTTTGTAGTACTATAATGTTTAGTATATGTACTCTTAATATAATCTAAAACTTCTGTTAATATTTTATCTTCATTATATTTCATATTAATTTTTAAACCAATGCATATATGCTAGATATGGTACTAATATTGGATATACCACGTGTTCAACAATTTCATATAAAACAAGTATGGTTAATGCTATTGCCCACCACTTACTTGTTTTTGCTTTGTTAGAAACATAACCAAATACTTTGCTATGCCATCTACCTATCTTCTGTACTATTGCGTTCATTTATCTTCCTTATCACGTTCTCGTTTTCGTTCCTTGGCCTGTCTTACAGATTCTTTCCAAGACTCCTCTAACTCTTTTTTTTCTTTCTCGGCTTCTTCTAAGAAGTCTAACTTAGGCACTTGTTTCATTTCCCATTTAGTAATGATATCGCTAATTTGTTGAAAAGGATAATTTTGAAATTTTTTATTAGTTGATAGTGTGTCTACCATTTAACACCCCATAATTTATAATCTTCACATTTAACAGTATTCATTTTCACATAAGAAGGCATAATTAATAATACGCCTTTTTCTGCAGGTATATTATCAAATATCTTAGGATACAAGTCATGACCATGACCAAAGTTTTCCATACCACCCCAAGTTAAATCTGCACTACCTACATTATCTAAAAACATTATAATTTTCATTTTATCTTCATAATGTTGAATAGCACCCATTCCTGTATCATAACTTCGAGTACTAGTAATATCTACTTTCTTCTCAAGGTTATATGCTTTTTTTAAATATGTCTTTGCGACTTTTTTTAATATTTCTTTTAACTCTTCGGAGTCATCTTTTAATTCTTTTATTTCTTGTGTTATTTCACTAGGAAATTCAACACGCATAATAGGACACATTGATTGATTTCTCATTTCAATCAATAAACCTTTATTAGTTTCTGTTTGTTCTTTTTCTATTTCGGATATTTTATCTTTGATTTTCTTATCAATCTGTTCAGATTTTTTATTAAAATCTTCGTCTGGTGTAGTTACATTTCCTATTTGATCAAATGCTTTCATAATATATTTCTCTCTGTTATATCTTTTATACACTAAGAGAGGGGTGGTTGTCAACCCCTCTCTTTTATTTTAGATATATTACTTAATGGTTATAGCTTTGAGTTTTTTCTTCTCAGGTACTATGCGTTCCATTGACACTTTCAATAAACCGTCTTTTAACTCGGCACCTGTGACTTCTACGTCATCGGCGATAGTCCAAGTTCTTTTAAACGATCTTCTTGAAATCCCTTTGTGGATAACTTCGTTACCATTTTGATCTTCGAGTTTCTTAGACTCAACAGTAAGTCGGCCATCTTCAACTTCCACTTTAATATCTTTTTTACCGAAACCTGCAAGAGCGATTTCTATGTCGTACTTGTAGTTATCTTGTTTTACGATATTATATGGTGGATAATTTGGTGTTCCAATCATTCTCATATCTGAATCGAATAATGATTCAAATTGATTGAATACATCATCAAATCCTACTGAGAATGGTCGTAATTGATTGAATATGCTTAGTGAATTGGTCATTGTGTATACCTCCTTATATAAGCAAAGTTAATTTTGACTCCCATAATTGGCAAGTCATTCTTATTTATATAGGGATTACTTTTCAAAAGTCAACCCCTATACAATTCTTTTTAATTTAAATACTAGTATCAGTTTCATCAGTATCCTCAGATTTTTCATCTGCCTCGACCTCAGTTTGTTCGTTAACATCTTTTAAAGTGTTAACGTCCACACCTGCATCAATTTTAGTGTAAAGATTTAAGAAAGACTCTTTAGTATCTTCATCAAATCTAGATACACACAACTCAACAGACTTTAATTTATCTGTAAAGATTGAAAATGCCTTAACAATGTGATCTAATCTTCTTGTAGAAATTATTTCGTCCACTCCACCCTCGTAGAATGTTTTTCTAATAACCTCTGCCCAAGTACATAAGTTTTCTGCAAATTTCACATCTGACTTACCATATTTTTTCATAGATCCTAAAACAATCTTTTTTTCTGTTGCCTTTACAGCATAAGGTTGTTCTATTGTAACAGCAAATCTTTCTAGAAACGCCTCGTTAAGAATATTCGTTCCTATAAATCTTCCGTCCTCAGATCCTTTACCTTTGGTATTGGCAGTTGCGATAATGTTAAAACCTTGTTTAGGGTTAATCCATTTATTTACCTTTTTCAGATAAACACCTTTTCCCTCTAATACAGGTTGCAAACACATTATCTTATTAGATCCTAAATCGCATTCATCAAGTAATAAAGTACAACCTTTTTCCATTGCCTCAATTACAGGACCTGGTACGAATTTAGTTTCACCATTGATTAATCTGAATCCACCAAGTAAATCATCTTCATCTGTTTCGATTGTGATATTTACTCTGATTAATTCTTTTTTACCCTCGGCATGTATTTGTTCAACCATTAATGTTTTACCGTTACCAGAAAGACCAGTAACAAAAATAGGATAGAACATTCCACTTTGTACTACTTTTTTAATAGTAGAGTAATGACCCCAAGGTACAAAACCTATAAATTTATTTGGAATCAAATTTTGTACGTCCATATTGTTGGCATACAAATTAACCGTAGCAACTTCTTGTGGTAAAGACGATTTCGTTACATTTATTGTTTTAGTAACAGAAACAGGTTTACCAACGTTAGCAACATCTTCACTCGGTAATTTATATTTACCGTAAGACGCCTTAAACGCAGGTTTCATCAACCATCTAGGTTTTGTGAAACCATTTTTCTTAGCAAAAGTTGTAATGTCAGATCTAGTAAGTATGGCCCCTTGTCCATATTTCTTACTGATCGCATCAACAAACTCTTGTTTATTTTGTGTCAAGTTTATCATAATATATCCTCTCAGTTCAACTT